TACTTTATCGTGCTAAAGTATATACCTTAATTTTTTGAGGGTTATAAGATTCAAAGAAAGTGTTGAAAATCCTTTATCTTTTTCCGAACACAGAAGTTATCAGACAGACACCACTATCTTTTCTACCGATAGCCTTCTTTATAATAGAAATCAGGCGTTTATATTCAGTCTGGTTTTTCTTGTCATTACAAAGTGAAAGGTAAGTATCACGCTCTTCTTTCGTTGCAAACTCGACATTGATATTACCAAGATAAGAGCCTATATGTTTTGCGCCATGGAGCAATGAAGCAAAAAGACCGTCACCGTATGCCGTTAAGACTTCTTGCCATTCTGTAGAAAACGCGCCAGGTACAAAAGCAGGCTGCTCATCCTTTACAACAGAAGGAACGATTGCCGGACCAAACAAATCAGTCTGACGCTGTTCTTTTCTCGTTTGATAGTCTCGCTTCCACTTATGCAAAACACCCATTACATAAGCCGCTACATCGTCAGGCTGCTTACGCTCGATGATACGTCGCATATCCTTATAAGCAAATTCAAGGAAGGATTGCAGCTGATTATCATCCATATCTGACATAAGCATACGCAAAGCATAAGCAGAGAGTTCTGGACACCATGCCACGTAACTATCAATAAACTTGATCTCAGACGAAGCTCTGTGATTGTTCGCATCACGCAAGAGCGCAAGCTGACCCTTCTTGATAACAAACTCAACTTCATCTGGTGCGCCACGCTTCTTACCTGGCGGATAGACTGGTGAATACTCAAAAGAGAAATCAATCTCACCACGTTCCATCAGTTTATCCATTTCTTTCTTTACAGGTTCAAGAACCATGATACGGACGTTACTCCAATTATTATAAGGGTTCTTCCCCTCATTCGTTTGCCTAAAATACTCATCAGTAAGTCCAAGGAACTCAAGAAGGTCAGTATAAGGGACTTTCTTATGACCAATGTCACGATAACGACTTAGATAAATATAAAGGCGAGGGGTACGCTTTTTATTACATATCCGTGCAATGTGCGAAAGGTGCATCACGTAACCATACTGCATAGTGAATATCTCACGGATATTCTCTGTAAGCATAACGATACGTAACATGCCCGTGCGGCGTATTTCGTTCTCGCTCTTAGGCAATTCTATTCGAGGAAATAGAGAAGCAACTACATACTTACTGATACGTCCACGACCATCGAATACAGGATATTTCATAGTAATGGAACTAAGAACCTTTGCAGCGTCTTCCAAATCATCGTAATGATCACGACCAACACCCAAATCAACAGCCGAAAGTGTAAAGTCAAGTGTGTCTCTTTGCATCAAAGAAGAATAATCGAAGATGTCTGGGAAAGTTCTATTCTTTTCCTTCTCAGCAACACTATCAATAATACGTTGCTGTAGTTTCTCAACAATACCCAACAAGATACGCTGCTGCATCAACGTAAAATCTCCACTAATCTGTGAATAGACAAGAGGGTTGTAAAGCCACTTTGATTCCCGAAGGTCAGCAAAGATAACGTTAGAACTTTCCAATAAAGAAAGTCGCTTATCTTTATTAATACGTTTATATCCCATATTATGTATCTTTGGAATACTTATTTAATAGCCTTGTTTTAGAAAACAGTTGCTATGA